CAAGGAAACCGTATAAAATAAGGAGGAATAAAACATGTTAAACGGTAAGATTGTATGGGACGAAAGTTACGGACAGGGTTCATATAACTTTTATAAACAAGCGAAAGAAGTTGAAAGACAAATAAATAACGATGATTTTGTAATAGGAACGGTATTAAGAGTAAACGATGAAATTCGTACCAGAATAGCTAAAATTTTAGAAAGAGGTGAAACTGATAATATAGGGCGTGCAATAGATTATTGCTTAAGAAGCACTGCAAGATACTTGCATAGAATGTATTACATAAAAGATGGGCATAAATATATGGCTACTATAGATTTAGTATTGAAAAAATTTATTTTAGAGATTGATTAAAAGGAGGAATAAAAATGATGAATGAGAAATATAAAATAGCGTATGAATTATGTAAACAAGATATAGAGCTAGGACTATACGATAAATCTTTAGTAGCAGTGGCTATGCAAATTGGCAGACTATCTGCCTTTTTAGAGCTATCAGACTTCACAGAGGACGAGAGAGATAATGAAGAAAATAAATTGCGTGAATTGTGTAATTGTTGGGAAAAAAGATATTATTCAAAGGAGGGTAAATAAATGGTAAAATACAGACTTCATAACATCACTAATTTTGGTGTAGAACTTCGCGACTTCTACACTGAAAACTCACTAAACAACTACATATCCTTATTAGTAGACCCTCCGTATTGGGTTGAAAATTTAGAAACACATGAAAATGTGTTTATAGGTTTTGACGGTCATACAAAAGTAGTTACCCCCGATAAACTAGATGACTTAAATGTTTCACGTGAAACATTACATGAAACTGAAATAGACTGGATAAAAAGGCACACACCTATAGAAGAAAAAGAACCATACACTAAACTAGAAAAGATATCCTTTTTCTTAGGTATTTTGTCCGTCATTATCATGGCAACCTTTTTATTATATCTTTTCTTATCTTCTGTTTCATTTATAGCAGAGCACTTTTCACAGTTCACATGGAAAGTTTTCAATCTTTTATAAGGAGGAAAAAACACATGGCAAAATTAACAAATAAATTACTACGTTACAAAGTAATGTTCACAAAAGGCGGAACAGGCGGTTACACCGCGCGCGTCATGATACCAAAAGAAGCTATACGAGATTTAGACATCCACCCGGGAGACAGTATTGAATATACACGTGTCCCTCACGGTTTACTATTAAGAAAAGTACAAAAGGTGGGAGATTAAAAGATGGCAAATAAGCGTAGAAAAAAGAAACAAACAAAAGCCGAGATTATTCAAAAAGAATATTCCCGTGAATACACTAAATATCTAGCACGTGTTAGATATCAGCAAAAACAAGGTGTACAAGTAAAGATAATTAAGCGAGTAAAAAATCCAAAGCAAGCTTCGGTTGATAGAATTAAAAAACAGACCGCAAAAGAAATACGAAAAAATGCGACGGTTGTTGATATGCTTACAGGTGAGAGCATAACATCTAAAGAGTACGGACGTAAACATGCGCTTGAAAGAAATAGAGTTTTCATAAAATTAACACCACAAGAGCAAGAATATGCTAGGGAGCACGGTTCTGATTTACAAGAATTAAAAGCGATACTAAAAAAGGGTATTAGAGTAAATATAGCAATCCCTGTGCTAGACTATGAAGCCATTATTGAATCATGGTATGATTCATTAGACAGTTTTCACCCAAAATCAGCGTTTTGGTTAAGAGAAAAAACAGATGATTACTTGTTAAGTGCCACAGAAAAAGAAAGGGCGCTATTTGCGTATACCTATTCAAAAGCACCAGAAGCATTTCCAACAGAGTACTACATGGACAAAGCAACGGTTGACGCGGTGTTTTGGAATATATTGAAAAAGATGGGCGTACTTAGTACGTCAGAAGATTTTCAAGACTTTTTGATAATGCAAGATATTGTTATAGAAAAAGAAGAGTAAAACGGGGTGATGTAATGCCACGAAAAAAGAAAGTAACCTTTTGGGCTTGTGATTTTGAGACGACGGTATGGGGTGAAAAAATAGAACAGGAAAAACGCAAAAAACAAGACAGTGCAGAAGTTTGGAGCGGTGCTGATGTGGCTTTATATGATGACACCGAAACAGTGACTATAACTCATTCGATGAGAGATTTTTTAAATAGGTTTCTTTCAATGAAAGGAAATAATATATTATACTTTCATAACCTTGCATTTGACGGGTCATTTATAGTTGATTTTCTATTAAAAGAGGGTTGGAGGTGGGTACACTGTAAAGATAAAGAAATGAAGTCAAAAGAGTTTCAAACTTGTATCTCTGATATGGGGTCTTGGTATTGGATTAAATTAAAATGGAATAAAACTTTTTTGGAAATACGAAACTCGTTAAAGCTTATGCCATCTTCATTAAAAAATATCGGAAAATCATTTGGCACAAAGCACCAAAAGCTAGATATGGAATACGAGGGCGAGAGATACGCTTATTGCGATATATCTGAAAACGAGAAAAAGTATATTGAAAATGATGTGTTAGTGTTAAAAGAGGCTCTTGAAATGATGTTTAATGAAAAGCATGATAAATTAACTATTGGTTCATGTTGTTTATCAGAATTTAAAGGTTTTTACGATGCTAAACAATATGATAAGTTATTCCCCGACATTAGAGAAGATTATCTTGACGAACATATTACAGGTGTCTGGAATCAGTGGGACTATATTCACAAAGCATATCACGGAGGCTGGTGTTATGTAAACCCTCGATACGCTCATACCGTAGTAGGGGACGGATTGGTGTATGATGTAAATTCTCTCTATCCGTCTATGATGCATAGCATTAGTGGTAACAAATACCCGTTCGGACACGGGGAATACCACAGAGGGGCCCCACCCGATAATCTTATAACATCTAATAATAAATATTTTTTTATCCGCTTCAATTGTCGTTTTCAGTTAAAAAAAGGCGCGTTTCCTTGGTTACATATCAGACAGAGCGCCTTATATAAATCGAATGAAAATTTATATACATCGAATGTTAGATTTAAAGGTGAATATTATCGGTATTATCGCGACATTGACGGACAGATGCATGATACCAATGTTACTCTCACTATGACTTGTATTGATTGGCAGTTGTTCCAAGAAACTTATGAAATTTATGATTTGGTCATTTATGATTATGTATGGTTTTACGCGAGAGAGGGGTTTTTTGACGAATACATAGATAAATACGGAGAAGAAAAGAGAACCTCAAAAGGCTTTAAAAGACAGAAAGCGAAACTCTTTTTAAATAATCTTTACGGCAAATTTGCTATGTCGGATAACTCCTCGTATAAAGAACCTTATCTTGACGAAGATGGAATTATTAGATTTATTTTACACGAAGAGCATGAAAAGAAAGTGGGTTATATTCCAATCGGCAGTGCTATTACATCTTACGCCATGAATTTTACAATTCGCCACGCGATGGCAAATTATGAACGGTTTTGTTATGCTGATACAGATTCCATACACTTGATAGGACTTGACAAAGCGAACAAGGTAGTTGAGCATCCAACTAATCTTTGCTGCTGGAAATGTGAAAGCACGTTCGATTTTGCATATTATGAGCGTCAAAAGACTTATGCAGAACATATAGTTGAAGAGAATCACGAGCCTTGTGAGCCTTATCTTGATATAAAAGCGTGTGGCATGAGTAGCCAAGCCAAACAAAAATTTATTGAAGAGGGTAAAGACATCTCAGAGTTATCTCAAGGTCTGAATATGGAGTCTTGCAACTTGAAAGCAGAGCGCGTAAAGGGTGGGATTGTATTAAGAAATAAAGACTTTAAAATCCACGCTCAAAAAGATAAAAAAATTATGATATAACACTTGACTATATCTAGTTGTTGTGTTATTATAATAATGTAATAAATAAAACATATTACATTCACACTCACAGAATACAGAAAAAAGGAGGAAAACAAGATGTTTACAAGGACATTAGTTACAGCGGATGTATCTGTAGAAAGAACCTACAAAGACAAGGAGACTGGTACAATTAAGAAAGATTGCTTTGATGAAAAATTAGTAAATTGCAAGACAAGGGACAAAGCAGAAATCTTGATTGAAAAGCAGTACAAGGGCGATATAGTTTCCATTTTAGATATTAAGTTTAAACTGGAAAAACGCGCAATGACTGACGAGCAGTTCTTACTCAATTCTGATGTTAAAAGCGAAAAAATTGTCACCGAAGCAGAGTTGCAGGAAATGAAAAAGGAAGATTAACAGGAGGTAAATAACTATGGTAGAGATTAAAGAAATGAGTAGAGAGTTCACAAAGGTCGAGAAGTATCTTATGACTACAGCACCCGACATTGAGCCATTAAAAAATATCGAGGACGGGGAATCTATCCAAATTGACGGATTTCTTATTTTTGATGATATTAAAGATAACGGAGACATACAGAATATTGTGAGTATTATCACACCAGACAAAAAAGTCTACTCGGGACAGTCCGCAACCTTTAGGCAGTCTTTGAAAGATATTGAAAGTGTTATGGACGGTGAAAAGTTTTCTATTGTGAAAATTAGTGGAAAGACAAAAGCTGGACGCGGTTATATCAATTGTACACTGGACGTATCAAATTTATAATATGATGCCGTGGGGAATCCCGCTTTAATTCTCTTCTTCTAAAGGGGTGGCTATATGCCACCTCTTTTATAAAATAAATGTTTCACGTGAAACATAAATGGAGGTGCTAAAATGTTTGACGATGGTTATTATCATTGCGAAAGATTATTAACCATGAAAGATAAATATGGGAAGACACCCGATATATATATTGTAGACGGTAATAGGACAGCTGGTAAAAGTTATTCTATCAAATGCAGACAAGTTTCCGATTTTTTGAAAGATAAATATAGACCCGAAAACCAATTTATATACTTGTATCGAAATGTCATTGATATGACAGAATGTGCAGATACATATTTTGGCGATATTGCGGAAGCATTTGACGGTTATGTTATGACTGAAAAGCGCTTGATGCGAGGCTCATTAGTACAGTTATTTATCAATGAAGAGCCATGCGGTTATTGTTTGGCTTTAAATGTCGCAAGAAAATATAAAAAAATGCGTGGACTGTTTGTCAATATACGCTCTATATTTTTTGATGAGTATCAAGACGAAGATAATATATATTTGCCAAATGAAGTAAATAAGTTATTATCATTATGTACAACAATTAGTTCTGGTCATGGTAAACAGCATAGACGAGTGATTTTATATATGTCATCAAACACAGTATCGCTATTGAACCCTTATTATAAGGAATTTGGTATAAACAAAATGTTAAAAAAAGACACTAAATTTTTACGAGGTGATGGTTGGGTGTTTGAACGAACTTATAATGAAAATGCATCAACGGCATATAAAGAAAGTGGCATTGCGCGAGCTTTTAAGCACGCTAGTTATAATGAATACGCCAGTGAAAATAAATATTTAAATGATAATGAATGTTTGATTGGTAAGCCCTCGGGACAGTCACGTTATATTTGTACCATCAAGTATAATGATAATTTGTATAATGTCAGAAAATATGATGTTTGTCTATATGTATCAACAGGCGCAGACGATAGTTTCCCAACGAGAATATGCTTTACAAAAACCGATGTCATAGATAATACGGCTATTCGCGTCAATTCAACGCATTACGTTGTTACAATGTTACGAGAATATTTTAACAGAGGTTTACTTTTGTTTGAAAATTTGGAATGCAAGAACATGATATTTGATGTGATATCTTTTTAATGTTTCACGTGAAACATTGACATTTTAAATAATCTGTGTTATTATAATATTGTACCCAAAATAATGCGAACATTGTAATTGATATACACGCACATAGACAAGCAGTCTGATATCAATTTTTGGCTTTGCGTTCCCTTTGATTCGATTATTTTGTAAAGTACAACATGTTTCACGTGATAATGTTTCACGTGAAACATTTTTTATTTACAAATATTTCTATTTGTGCTATGATAGAAAAAAGGAGGTGATATCATGACAAATGAAGTTATCACATTAATTAATAGTTTAGGGCTTCCGACCGTGGTTGCATGTGCGTCCATGTGGTATGTAAAGTACAGAGAAGACAAAAATGACCAAAAAATTGAAAGAATGACGGAAGAACACAAGGAAGAAATGACAGATATTACGAACGCACTTAACAATAACACATTAGCGTTACAACGTATCTGTGACATTTTTGATAGTAAGGAGGATATCAAACATGAGTAAAAAAGCGGTTGACATTTCCTATCATAATGGGATTATTGATTTTGAACGATTAAAAAACGCTGTCGATTATGTGATTATTCGATGCGGATATGGACAGGATATGACATCACAAGACGATAAACAGTGGGCAAGAAATGTCAGTGAGTGCGAACGGTTGGGCATTCCATACGGTGTCTATTTCTATTCCTACGCAAAAAATGCAGCTAAAATTGAGGGTGAAATTAATCACTGTCTTAGATTGTTACAGGGTCACACTCCTAATTTGCCCGTATTTTTCGATAGCGAGGAAAAAGGAACACAGTCTGTAGCAAAGCACAACGCAAAGCGTTTTTGCGATGCTATGCTGACACATGGATATAAAGCAGGGATTTACGCTAGTAAATCATGGTTCGAGAATTACATTGGCGAGACATGGGGGTATGATTTGTGGATAGCTAGATACTCGAATGTGTTGGGCGTAGACAATGTTGACATTTGGCAGTATTCCAGTAACGGGTCTGTTGATGGCATCAACGGAAGATGTGACGTGAACCATGTTTACAAAGACTATGGAGCTTCAAATTCTGCTCCGCCTACACCACAGCACCCTACTAGCTCCGTAAGACCAAGAAATGAATTGATTGCTTTAGGACAACAGCACGCGATTAATTTTACACAGCATCAAATTGCAGTTGATGGAATTGTGGGGAGAGACACAAAAAGAATGGCAGTTCGTGTAGTACAAAGAGCCATGAATGCTGATTATGGGGACACTATCGCGGAGGACGGTATTGTCGGAAAAAAGACAAGGGCAAAAGCAGGTAGACATTATGTAAAGCGAGGAGAAACACAGTTTCTTGTCACAGCACTTGAAATCTTATGCTTGTTACAAGGGAAAGACCCGAACGGGGTTGAATGTCCCGGGACATTTGGCGGAGGTCTTGCACGCGCTTGCGGAACTGAATTCGTTTACGCAAAAGATATGCTATACATGATTTAATTTTATTCACGTGGAACAAAATGTTTCACGTGAAACATTTTAAGGAGGTCAGTAAAAATGCCAAATATTAATGTAGCGTATCAGTGGGCGGTCAATGCGTGCAATGCTCCTAATATAGGCTATTCTCAGCAATATCGTAGAGGACAGACCGTGAACGGTATTACTTATTATGACTGTAGCTCTTTTATTTCAAAAGCACTTACAGAAGCAGGGTTCTTTTCAGTGAACCCATGGTTCACCACAAGGACAGAAGAGGGATATCTATTACAGGCAGGCTTTAAAGAGATTAGTATTAATGAGGCATGGCAGGCAGGGGATATTGTATGGCGTAGTGGTCACACAGAAATGGTGTATAGTGGGAACGGTGTTGGAGGTGGCGGTACTACCATGGGAGCGCACAGTGGACGCTACCCATTACCCGAACAGGTCAGCATTAATACATATGTTTCCAAACCGTCCGCGTGGTCAAAGATATATCGTTATGGTGATAGTGCAGGAATGCCCCTTGAATGGATTCATGGAAACCGTTATTTGACAGACGATGAAATGAAAAATAATGCATATGTATTTTACAGTACAATGTTTTTCAAAGATTTTACGCTCAATTCAATAGCTGGAATGTTAGGGAATATGGAGATAGAATCTAATATTAACCCTGAACTATGGCAGTCGCTAAAAGAGGGAAATTATAATGGCGGATATGGTTTAGTCCAGTGGACACCAGCAACAGTCTACACAGACTGGGCAAATGCTCATGGTTATGATATCACAGACGGGTATTACCAGTGCGTATGGCTTGATGAAGAAACAGTTAGTAGTGGTCAATGGATAGAGACTACGAAATACCCGATATCATGGGAAGAGTTCCGAAAGTCTACAAAAGAGCCAGATTATCTAGCATCTGTTTTTTTAAAAAATTTCGAGCGTGCTGGGGTGGAAAAAGAAGAGGAACGGAAAAAGAACGCGCTAAAATGGTACACATATTTACAGGCGTTATCTCCATACCCAATCCACCCGCATTCAAGAAAAAGAAAAATGCCCCTTTACTTTTTCTTTCCGTGGTGATACAATAAAAACGTAAAAGGGTGGCATTAAATACAAGGAGGTAAAATATTATATGGATTACAATGAAGCATTAAGCGAATTAATTGACGCTGTAGCAGACGTGGAGGAACACGGTGACGCTATTGAAGTTTTGCAGAACTACGAGAGCGAAAGAGACGGAGAATCAGACAGCGAATGGAAAGACAAGTATGAAAAGTTAGAAGCCGAGTACAAAAAACGCTTTAAAGAGCGCATGAAAGAATCTGCTACTAATGCAGACGGCGAAGAAAAGAAAGACGAAACAGAAGAAAAAATTACCGTTGAAGATTTGGACTTTGACGGGAAAACAGAGTAAAGGAGGTTTTAACCAATGGCAGACGCAACAAATAAAAACATTTTAAAAGCAGTGAAACAGGAACTTTCTTTTGAAGTTCAAAACCACTTGCCTGTAGAAGTCTCAGACAATTTACAGACTGTCTATGATAACATTCTGAATTTTGCACCTGTCCGAAATGAAATTGTACCGTCATTAATTAATCGTATCGGTATGCAGACGGTAGACAGTATTGCATGGAGAAACCCATTAGCACGTTTCAAAAAAGAGCCGATGCGATACGGTGAGACACACGAGGAAACATATGTGAATATGTGTAAGGGTCGTGTCTATGATTCACAAGCAGACTTTAAATTTGCATTCCAGCAGTATCAGTCTTACATCATGAGCGTGTTCCACAATGTTAATCTTGAAATTCAGTACCCTGTGACGGTTACTTATGACAACCTTAGAAAAGCTTTTACAAGCGAGTATGGTATCCGTGATATGATTATGGCAAAAATGGAAAGCGCTATCACAGGCGCGAACTGGGACGAATATCTCGCTATGCGTGATTTGATTAATGTCGGATATGAAAAAGAAGTACTCCCAGCAGTGACCGTTGGCGCGGTTGTTGATGAAGCATCAGCGAAAAAGTTATTGATTGAGGTCAAAAGAGCAGTTGGAGCATTTGGCTTCCCATTGCCAGAAAATAACCCAGCTGGTGCAACGTCCCACGCTATGCCAACAAATTTGATTTGGATTACAACGCCAGAAGTAAATGCACAGATTAGCGTTGACGCTTTAGCCTATGCGTTCCATATGGACAAAGCAGACGTGGCAGTTCAGACCGTGATTGTAGACAAGTTTGCAAATAGTGCAATCCAAGGCGTTCTTTGTGATGTTCGTTTCTTCAACGTACGCGACCAGTTCAAGGAAATGAGCGACCAGCGACTCGCAAATGTCTTATCATGGAACTACTTCTATACACAGGTGGAAATGGTAAGTGCAAGCCCATTCTACCCAATTCGAGTCTTTACGACCGATACAGTTGTTGATGCGCCGACACTTAGTGTCACAGCTGGAACTTATGTAGCTGGGCAGACACAGGAAGTTGAAGTTACGGTTACAGGTGGTACAGGAACATATCATCAGAATTTAGTGACACTTGAAGTCGACGATGGTGCTACTTCTGCCAAGACTTATGTCATTCCGGGAACGCATCTGTTGCACACGGGAGCGGACGAGACAGGAACTATCGTATTAAAAGCGATTTACAGACCAAATGAAACAATTACAAAAACAGCGAGTTTCACAAAAGCGTCATAATTAACGGAGGTAGTTATCTATGATAAATTTACCTGTTCAAGGAGGGGTCGCACCACGCGACCCTGAAACAAAATTAAGATTGTATAGCGGTGTGCCATGGTCGGACGAGTATGAACACGTTAGATTATACAATTCAAAAGAAGATTTGCTAAATCATTTAGAGTTATATCGTAAACATATCAATAGTGTTGACTTGTCACACCTTGCCCCGATTAAAGTAGGAAGTTATGATATCCGCGTACCGTTCACAGAAATGAAAGCACTTAATCTCAATTATTTAGCTTTTCAAAATAGTGGGATTTCTAACGAATGGGTATTTTGCTTTATTAATTCGATTGAGTGGCTCTCTGAAAAAACAACTAGAATTAACTTTTCCTTAGACGTTTTTCAAAATAACTTTTACGAGGCAAATATTAAGCCTTGCTTTGTGGAGTATCATCATATTCCAAGAAGTAAAGATGAGATAGGAGCAAATTTAACCCCTGTCAACCTAGAAACAGGCGAAACAATTGTATCACGACACAAAAAATTAGACTTAACACCGTCCGAGTGTTGCGCTTTTGTAACGCGAGGAACAACTGAACAAAGCTGGTTTGATGGTCGCGTGGAAAATGGTGTGTATTGTTGGGGCAGTATCGGACATTATGATGTAACAACAGAAGATGGACTAAAAGGAATCAACACATTATTAGAGGATTATAACAACCAAGGCGCGCAAGATGCAGTCATAGGATTATTCATGTCCCCAAAATTATGTACACTTGCTTTAGGTGGAAAAGAAATAAAGCCTAAAATAACAAGTATGCAGATATCTGACAATGTATTTGAGGGATATAAGCCAAAAAATAAAAAGTTATATTCTTATCCATGGTTATACTGTTTGGCTGACAACAATCAAGGCAACACACATATTTACAGATATGAATACAGTTATAATCGTGATAAATCCCTTGAATTCGACAGCTATGGTACAATTGCAACTCTACCGCAAGTTCTAACAGCGCCTAAAAATTATAAGACGCGTGAAGAACTAGGGCATGGACTAATGAGCGAAGCGCTTATTAACTCTTCTTTTCCGATGTGCTCTTTTTCTTCCGACACTTATCGGGCATGGCTCGCGCAAAATAAAAGTTCTATCGCTCTATCTCAAGTTCATACCGCTGTCGATGCCACTCTAGGGACAGGCACGGCAATAGCTGGGCTGGCTGGTGGAAGTTTACAGGGAGGTCTTAACGGTCTAGGCAAAACAACGAACGCTTTTTGGGACGCTCTTGGAATGTTAGCCAATCAGACAGACAGAGCAAGAAATGCTGGAGTAACACATGGGAAAGCACTATCAGAAAATGTACTGACAGGAATAAAAGAGTGTGGTGTTGATTTCTATGAAATGTCATGTAAAAGACAATTTGCAGAAATGGCAGACAGTTTTTTCGAGCAATTTGGATATCCAATCAATAAGATTGAAACACCTTATCTACACTCAAGAGCCTATTGGAACTACGTGAAAACTTCTCATTGCGGATTTACGGGGGACATTGATTTAGACCAGTTGAAAAAATTGAGAAATATATTTGACAACGGTGTGACTTTGTGGCATACTGATGATGTAGGAAATTATGGGTTATTTAACGATTAAAAGGAGGTTCGTATAAATGAGAAATCCATTGCGAATTTTTGAACGAAATGGCAATAAAAAGAAAAGTAGTGATTTTGAAACAATCAAAACTATATTCTTTTATGACATTTTCGATATATTTGTAAATCGGTATCAATGGCACAACTTACCTGAAGAAATACTGCCGATGTACATTGAACAAACACTATTTTGGCATGGACTTGGTGTATTCATCAAAGATGATATTGCAGGATACGCTTTTATGAAAGTTGCATTATCGGGGTTGCCCGATATTTACAACATTCCACAAGATAGAATTGCTTACACAGCTAATGGTTATATAGAGGAATATGGAAAAGAAAATAGTTGCATTTTATGGAATAACTACTCAACAATGCCGTACTACTACAAAGCTTTAATGTACGCTGACGCTATGGCTAATACTTGGAAAACAAAAGGCATTAATCTGTATGCACAGCGTACACCTGTTGCACTTTCTTCCTCAGACAACGAAAAATTAAGCTTTGAAATAGTAGGTGAAGAATATGACAATTATTTACCTATTATAAAACTTTCCGATTCATTAAATTTAAAGGACATCAAAGCTTTGAACATGGGAGCGCCTTACATTGTTGACAAATGTGAACAAGAATTAAGAGATTTGTGGTCACAGGTATTAACATCGTTAGGCTATGAAAGTAACCCTGTAGAAAAAGGCGAAAGACTTGTGACAGGTGAAACGGCTGGAAATAACGGACAGATTGAAGCTAATCGAAATGTCGGGCTGACATTACGGAGAAGATGTGCAAAAGCTATCAATGAATTATGGAATCTGAATGTAACTGTTGACTTCAACAGTGAGTTGCCTACCATGATGAATGGATATGTACCAGACAAGTATATGCAAAATGGGAAAGAGGGTGACGAAATTGAGTAAATATACAACGACTGTTAAAGAAATTTGTGAAAGCTTTATTCCTCCTCAAGAACTATGGAGCATGGACTTATCAGTAGAGAGAACTATCGACAAAACACAGGATAAATTTTTTAATTTTGATTTTCCTTTTTATTCAGAAGATAGAAAAGACCTGTATACTTTTAAGACATATTTTTTACTTAGGTATTGGAATAATTATATAGGTTTTGAAACTTTAGGAATGTGGAAAACTGCTTTTCTAGCAAAAATGCATGAATTAACTCCGTATTATACAAAATTGTATGATGCAATCCAAAAAGATAACCCTTTTACAAATGTAAATATAACAACCACAGAAGCAGAAACAGGAAACGAAAAAACAACGACTAAAGCAACAGATAATGGAAACAGCGAAGTAAAAAACAGCCAAAACTATGAAAATATTGACAGTGACAACCCACAGGTTACCGTAGCCACGGAAGATTATGCAAGTACTATGAGTAGAGGCGAGACTGTAAATAACACTACGACAACCGCAAAAAATGACCACACAGGAAACGACAACAAAGACAGCAAAAGAGACAGAGACACGAAAGAAATAGGCTTAAGAGGAATATCAACAAGTGAAGCAATCGAAAAATACCGCGACCAAATACAGAACATTAACCGAGAACTTGTGGAAGCTTGTCGTGATTTGTTTCTAAAAGTTTGGTAAAAAGGAGGTGAAATATATGACAGGAGAAATAAAGCCTTTATTTCCTTTGCTTTGTTGTGACGTGCCTAGTGTCTATAGCAATAAGCAGAGTTATTATGAATGTTTATGTTATATCGGCTATAAAGTAAACGAGTGTATAGACGCTATCAACGGATTTACTGACGCTTACAAACAGTACACCGACGAAAAAGTTTCAGAGTTGAAAACGTATATTAACGGACTTAACCGTGATATCTACAACCATATCACGGAAGTTGAAACAAATATCCGTCATGATATGGACACTAGGGATAATGAGCTTGACGAAAAAATCAATAAAGTACAGACAAATTTACTTGATAAAATCAGTGCGTTAAACATTCTGATTTATGACCTAAACGCTGAGACAAGAGCGCATATTGACACAGAGGTTAAAAAACTCTATGATTATATCAATGACTATGTGCCAAATAACATGGAGGTGTTAAACCCTGTAAGAGGATATCGAACGAGTCTGAACCAAGCACTAGCAGATATGTACGACAATCTACGCTATTATGCTTTGACTTGTAACGAGTTTGATTCATTAAATTTAAGTTGTACAGAATTTGATGGGCTATCAATTAACTGTACAGAATTTGATTTGTACGGTTCAAAAAGATTCAGAGTAGATAGCAACTTATATATGCATGACCCCTTTACAGGAGAGTATGTTTTTTATCAAGATGTAATTTACAAACTTGCAGAGTTGCATTTCGATAACCCAATTACAGCTAGCGAGTTTGACGCTTTATTATTGACGATAACAGCATTCCAGTCTAAAGCCTTAAGCGCTTACACATTTGACAGTAACGCAAAAACGGCGTTAAAATTATAAATTAAAGGAGGATTTAAAAACTATGAGTTCAACAAACAAAACAACCTATTACGAATTAAGTCAGTATATCGGTACTGACAAGCCGACATATTTAGGGGATTATAATTCTGATATGTCTAAAATTGATGCTGGTATTCACGGGGCAGACGATAAAGCCACCACAGCTTCACAGAACGCTGGAAGCGCAATTGCTAGAGTTGGCGAAGTAGAAAAAACTGTGCAGTCACATACAAGCGCTATTACAACATTGCAGACAGATGTTACAGGGTTAAAAGACAGCGTGAAAACAGCTCAGAACACAGCCACTACAGCAGATAATAAAGCTGATAGCGCACAGCAGACAGCGAATAGCGCACTTTTAACTGCTAATAACGCCAGTTCAAAAGCCGATAATGTGAATAAAGATGTAACACTGTGGACAGGTAGCGTTAAAAACTCAAGTGTTACACTTAGCGACAGCTTGACGAATTACAGATTTTTATATATTGAAACAAATGCAGGGATTAGCCCTTTGTTTGCTTATAGAAATGACAAGAAAAAATATGTCGGTTGTCAACAGGTTTTAAAAGATGGGGCGACAAACACTGTGTCAACAATATCAATCAAACTAGATATAGTTGATGATACGCACATCACGGTTAGTACTAATGTTATTGACCACGCATTTAGTAGTACGCACCCAACACTTGACGCTGTGTACACATTAGGCATTTATGGCATCCCGAGATAAACTGAGTATGAAAACTAAAATAACCCCACCAAATTGGTGGGGTTATTTTTATTCCTCCTTATTTTTTATCGAATATCCTAAGAAAATACATACAGTTTCCGAGCCTTGTTATATATTCTAATTCTTTCATTTCTTCACTCGCCCACTGTGGCAGTTCTTTACTTGAATTAAATTCAAAATGCTCCCCAAGCTCACTACGCAATACGATAATATCATTTTCAATGTCCACTATTGCAGATATAATTTTCATTTTTTATTCCTCCTTATTTTATACGGTTTCCTTGTTTCTATAATTATAATACCACACGCCCGTTTATTTGTCAAGTATTTTTTCGTGCTTTTTTAATCAAATGGGGACGTGTTCTCATTGGGAAAAACGAAAGCCATAT